TTGCGTTGCTAGTGGTTTGTACGCCGCCTGCAGGCGATTGAGTAATAATGTAGTTGTAAAGCAGCTCATCGCCGTACTGGTTTATAAGTGTCTGATAGGGCAGACCTGTGCCGTCAGTATTAAAGGTTGCGCCGGCTACAGGGTTAAGGACGCTTGTCCTGCCCTTAAATGTCAGTGTGCCGTTGGCTGACATAAACAAATAGCCTTGCTCGCTTGTATTGACTTGCTGCAAATAGTTAAGGCAAACGGTGTCTTGATCTATGGCAAACGCGCCTAACGTAGATGACCCTGTGTCTATAGATCGAGCGCCTTGATAGTTAATCTCTGTCAAGTCCAATATTGTGTTTATGCGTGTGCCAGTGGCTTGAGCTGACGGTGTAACAGCGTTTAAGGCTTGGTTTGCTAACACAGTAAAGTTGTCAGCGCATGACGCGTACATCATGTCTTTGTTGCTGATGTCGTAATCTAAATTCCAGTCTGTTACTAGACCTGTGTAAATCGGTATGCCGTTGGCAAGAATTTGCACCGGGCATCTTGGCAACACAAACGGGTAGTAAGGGCTATCTGTGTTGCTTGGGTTAAGCACTTCTGTTTGGTTGTTAAATGCAATTGTGGCTGTGCCAGCGTTAAATTGGTCTAGTTGACGGTTACGGCCACGTGTAATGTTTACTGACTCAACAATGCTTGTAAGGTCAACCATTGTTACTCCGCCTAATGTGCCTCGACCAGCGGTATCTAACACACCGTAAAACGAGTCGTTTAACTGGAACGGTGTACCAAACCCTGTAGTGGATTGGAAACCCACAAGCACTTGCATTACTGGCACGGTCATGCAGCTGCAAACACCTGACCGCTTTGACGTTCTGCTTTTTGAATTGCTGCAATAATGTCTTGACCTATTTGCGCTGGCGTGGAAACTAAACCTGCGTTGACCGTTATGCTCATGCCACCAAAAAAATCACCAATTTGTCCTTGTGTGTCAATCGTTTTTTGACCGCCGCCGCCTTTGAAAATGCTTCCTTTACCTGCACTGCCGCCACCAGCAACACTTGGTAACGGTGCTGCTGGTACTGGCATAGCCGGCATTGTCGTACCTGTTACTGGCATACCTGCACGCTCGCTAACACCAGAGAAACCGCCACCTGTGTTACTACCGCCAATACTGCCCAAACTTATTGTTGGCAACGATGGAATATCGCTAAACGGGTTAACCAGGTTCATGCCTTTAATAATTATGTTTATTGCTTTTATGTACGAGTTTGCAAATACTTCAAAACCACTTATAAGGCCATTAAGCACGCTGTTGACAATTGTGCGAAATGTTTCAAATTTGTTGTACGCGTAAACAATGCCGACTACTAGCGCCGCAACACCTGCTGCAATTGCCGTAAATGGATTAAGCGCCATAGCAAGGTTGACAGCCAAGATCGCTACAGAAATTGCGGTGATTGCACCGGCAACAGCCAAAAATGCGTCAGGATTTTTTTGTGCCCAATCAGCAAACTTTTGCAAAATTGGTAAAACTTTTTCCACAACTGGCAACAAGGCTGCGCCAATTGACTCTTGCGTTTCGTCAAGCGAGTTTTTAAGTATTTTAAATTTGCCTGCTGCCGTGTTTGCTGCGGTTGCAGCTGCACCACCAAACGTTCCGCTTAGTACCTGCATAACTTCTTCAAGACTTGCCCCGTCTTTGATCATGGCTTTAATTTCTGGTGACAAGGCTTGTAGGCCTTTCATGTTTCCGCCATAGGCACGAGCTAATGCTTCGCTAACTTCGCCAAGTGACTTGTTTGAGCCGATTGCAATGTCTTGTGCCAATGTCAATGCTTTAGTTGCTGTGGCAATGTCCTTTGTGCCAGTAACAAGCACGGAAAGCGCTGGCCGTAGTTCGCTGTCTGCTGTGCCAGTAGCCCTTGACATAACGCTTATCATGTCCTCGCTGGCTTGCACTTGTGCTTTAGTAGCACTTGTGACATTTTTAAGAGTTAACGCCAATTGTGCTTGTTGCGCTTCGTCCTCTGCAGCTGCTTTTACAGCCAAAGTCAATGCGGCTGTTACCGCGCCTAATGCGGCTGCGGCTGGCACTGCTGCTTTCTTTATAAGAAAGTGTGCCTTTTCTCCTGCGGTTTCAAGTTGCTTAAAGTCCTTAACAGCGCGGTCTAACCCTTTGCCGTCATATTCCGCAATAATTGGTATTGACAGCATTACAACTCTTTTCTAACTACGGCGGCAGTATCCAAAATCATTTTTTTCATTTCGTTTTCAATGCCACGCCTAGCCTTGTAAACGGCTGGCCCAATTAAACGGGTGCGACCAGCACCAACAAACCCTAGTTCATCGCCAAGTTTGTTTGGGTGTGCTCGACCAGCGGTTTCAAAGATTGCCGTTGCAGGGTCTTTTTGCTCAATAAGGATTACGCCTACCGCGTTGCGCCGGGTGTCAATACGCAATTTCACACCGCTTTTGGCTTTAGCCACACTAAATGGAAACAATTTGCGACCTCGACTAGACCATTTGTATTCCATACCAGACAACGGCACTTGCGTGTACATATCTTGTGCCGCTTTAATAGCTGGGCCTGCAATAGCTGTGGCTTGTGCCTTAAAATCTTTTTGCAGCTGTGGGTCAATCTTTTTGAGTGCGTTAATAGTGTCTTTGACCCCAACAACTTTAATTGTGGTTGATACAGACATAATTTACCTTTGACTACGTTTATTTAATATCGTAATCACTGTGAGCAAGTCGCGTGCGTCAAACTCAATATGCGTTGGCCACCACCCTACTGCCACTAGCAATTCCGCTAGTTGGTATCGGTAAGCGCCAACGCCGTAGGGTTTGGGTTTGTCTCGTCAACGGATGTCAAATCCATATCTGGGTGCTGTTTTACCCATTCGCGCCAGTTGTCTGGTACTTGATCGCCAGCCAATTTGCACAAGTTGTATGCCCAGCAAGCCAAATCGCTGTAACCAATGCCGCGTCCGTCCGACACTTTGCGGTTTTCTGTTTTTTCCCATTCACATACCACAAACATATTTGTGGTCATTGTGCGTTTGCCTCGACCATCTTGCAGGTCTAATTCCAATTTAACTTTCATGCCTTACCTTTCGTGTCGGGCCGATGTAGGCCGTTAATTAAGCAACTGCAACGCTGTAAACGCCACCAGTAAACGTAATGTCAATTGTGTCAAGTGCGCCTAATGCGGCGTTGACAATTGGCAATGTTTCTAGGTAGCAACCCGTAAGTGTTGACTCTGGGTTAGTCGCGCTGGTAGCTGCGCTTGTTGGCTTGATCTTTACAGTGGTGGATGTGCCTACTAATGCAGCCAAAGTTGCGTAAGTTTCTGTGGCAGCAAAACTGTTGTACATCGTCAAAGTCAATGTGCTGTTCTCTAAGCCAGCCGTGTAAACGCGTGCGGTTTTGCCAAACGATGTGCTTTCCAACGCCTCGATCACGCGCGTAAAGTTTGCGGCACTGGTCTGGTCGGTCAAGTCAACGGCATTAACCGTGACTAACGGGTTAGATAGGTAAGTGCTGGTAGCCATGTGGGTTAAATCTCCTCGTTGGTGTCTGTACTAGTTTTAGCAGGTTTTTTAGGTTTAGGTGTGGATTGCTCAACAATGAAACCGCCAAAGATTAGCGCTTCCACGTTGATGCCCTCTGCAGGTAGGTAGGGGTCACCTACGATGCCAAGTTTGGGTGATGCAATGGTATAGATCATGCGGTTTGTGCCTGCACTTTCACTGTTAGGTCATAGCAAGGGTAAGACGCGCCGCCAATGTCAATCGAGCCGGGTTGACCAGATAGCACGATTACAGCGGATGCCAGCACTAATGCGACAATGCTTAAAATCTCGCGTAACACTGGCAGACCTGCAGGCCCAGAGCCAACAACTTTAAGCGGAAAATCCATAGTCACAATGTTGCCGTTACCGCCGTAAGTTGTAAAACTTGGCGCTAATAGGAACACGCAGTTGGGCACAAGCCTTGTTGGGTCTGTTACTACCCTAAGCCCACTTACGGCCGTTAGCGTGGCTGCTACATCGTCTATGGCCTCGTTTAAGAGGTCTGTGTATGGTGCAGGCATTAGGCAACCGCTGGTCGGGGGATACCCAACAATTGCTTAACTATCGGCG